TTAGCTACTGAAGCTTACCTGATTGACCCAACGATGTTTAAGCAGTGTGTACTACGTCCGTTCAGCCGTACTCTATTGGCTAAGACTGGCGATGCTGACACTCATTTTGTATTGGGTGAAGTTAGCTTGAAGCACAGCTCGTTTGCTGATAGCGGAAAGATTACTGGTCTTGCAGCATCATAAGACTGGTTAACTGATTGTGGGCAGGGGAGCGGTGGTTGGATTGTGCTCTCCTTGACAATCGCTACTCCCTTGCCCGCTTTTTTATCTATAGGACCTCCAATGAAAAAAAAGTTTGACGAAGTAGAAACCAGTTTAATCCTGGACTCAGATACTCGTAATTTCAACTTTAAAAAAGAACAGCATATCTCCGATGACTTCATGAACAGCATTAAGATGCAGCGTGAGAACTCATTCGGACTACTTGAAGGCGAGATGATGAGCGTAGCCCAGGTTCCCGCCCTGGTATACGAAAGATGGCTAACTGAAGGGTTCGACATCATGAAAGAACCTGCCCATGCCATTGTTGCTCGATTGAAACAAGAAAGCCTCGATGGGTTTTTGACAACTAAGAAGAAGGTATAACTAATGAACTATGGAAGTATTCGCTCTCACTTTAAAGCACTGCTGAACCGCAGTGATATCACAGATGCCTTGGCTGACACTTTCATAGACCAGGGAATAGTTCGTATTCAGCGTTCACTAAGAATACCTATCATGGAAAAGATATACGAATTTAATGTCACAACTACCATAGATTCTATCGTAGTACCCGATGACTACCTGGAAGCAATATCCATATACCACGATAAACATGAGCTTGAGCGTGTCCCCCTGGGCGATATGTTAGCTCTAAAAGACAACGGTAACTCAGGCATCCCACGTTACTTTTGTAGGCAAGGTAACAAGATACTATTGAGCCCTGAACCTGCTAAAGGAACTGTGTCTATCAACTATTACTCAGAGTTTCCTGAGATGGCTACAGACACAGACGAAAACAGCCTGGCACGAGTTGCAAGTGATTTGATTATCTATGCAGCCCTAGTCTATGCATCAGACTATTTCCTGGATGAAAGAGCCCAGGTGTTCGACCAGAAGTATCTGTACTTCATGACTGAGCTCCAGGAACAAGCCAATGTTGCTGAACTATCAGGAACACTCCAAAGAATGCGACCATCCTACGAACTTTAAACTGCGAGGAAGCAACTAATGCCTAAGACTTCTTTTTACTCTGGTACAGGTATAACCTCAGAGAAAGCCGATGCAGTCGAAAGTTCTGCTAATGCTGCAGCACAATCTGCAGCTGATGCAGCCACCTCAGAAACTAATGCCGCAACTTCAGAAGCTAATGCTTTAACTTCAAAAACTAATGCTGCTAGTTCAGCATCTAATGCTTTAACCTCAGAAACTAACGCATCCAGTTCAGCAGCTAGTGCTTTAACCTCAGAATCTAACGCAGCAACCTCAGAAGCCAACGCATTAGCATCTGCAACTGCAGCACAGAACTTAGAGATTACATCAGCATCATTTGACACTGCTGATGGTACATTAACACTTACCAAAGCTAACAGCGGTACAGTTACTACAGACCTAGATGGTAGATTCCTAACGTCATATACAGAAGCCAACAATCTATCTACTGCCGTAACATGGGATGATGTCCCAGATGACTACATTACAGAAAGTAGCGTAACACAGCACCAATCAGCTATTAATGCAGGTGTAAGTATTACAGAGTCACAAATAAGCGACCTGCAATCATATCTAACAGCAGAAACAAGCCATGCTGATGTATTAGTAGATGGAGACTTCACTAGCAACGGATTAATGAAGCGCGATGGTGTAGGTGCTTATAGTGTAGACTCTAGCACCTACGCAACTGAAACCTATGTAGACACAGCAGTTAGCGGTCTTGTAGATTCTGCACCTGCTACCCTTGATACTCTAAACGAACTAGCATCTGCATTAGGCGATGATGCTAACTTCTCTACCACAGTAACTAATAGCCTTTCAGACAAAGCTAACTTATCAGGTGCTAGTTTTACTGGTAACGTATCAAGCACAGGGGATATCAGTGCAAATGACTTTACTTCAACAACAGGTTTTAGCTCACAGTATGGCGGAATTAGCTCTCAAGGCGGTAACTTTGTAACATCTAGCGGTGACATTACAACAAGCACAGGAACAGTGTCAGGGGCTACAGTCTCTGCCACAAACACAGTGTCAGGGAGTACAATCTCTGGCTCAACATTCTCTTGTAGCGGGAGTATGGGATTAGTAGGAAACATCTCAGTAGGTGGTACTGTTGATGGAAGAGATGTAGCTACTGATGGCACTAAACTAGACGGCATTGAAGCAAGCGCAGACGTAACGGATACAGTTAACGTAACTGCCGCAGGAGCATTAATGGATTCAGAAGTAACTAACCTAGCACAGGTTAAGGCTTTTGATTCTTCTGATTATGCTACAGCCGCACAAGGTACTAGCGCGGATACAGCCTATAGTTGGGGAGACCATGATGCTGTGGGTTACTTAACAACCCATCAAGACATCTCAGGTAAAGCAAACTTATCAGGTGCTACCTTTACTGGCGGTGTAAGTATAGGTATTCTACCAAGCGGAACAGCAAATCTTTCTGTAACAGGGATAGCTTACCTATATGGTGGCGCAAGTGTAACAGGTGATATTACAGTAACAGGCACTGTTGATGGAAGAGATGTAGCCACAGATGGCGCTAGATTAGATACTATTCCTTATCATAGAGTTAAGCACACACAGCTTAGAGCAGATAATCAGGCATATGCTTTAAATACAAGTTATAACAACGTAGGTCTTTACGACACTATAGTGCATCCCGCAACCCCTGTAGAGTGTGCTAGATATTTAGACTTAGATATCGCAATCAAATGGTACTATGTAAGCTCTAACACAAATGATTTATTTCTTCAGTTGCAGATGACTGTACCCACAGGTGGCGGTACAGTTACTAATATGGGTACAGCTACAAAAGAAAGCACATACAATCCTGAGTATAATGGTTATTCCAATTTTGCTTGGTATTATGTTTCTGGTGACTATACGCATTTATTCACTGAGTTTGGCAGAATAAATACAGGTACAGGAACATCTGAAGGTATAATTACTGCATGGAAGTACGATAGTGTTAACAATAGAACTTACCTAATGACTTACGATAATCCGGGGGTTTCTTTTAACACTGGCGATACTTTCTACTACAGCCCTTATGCTTTTGAAAGCGCAGGTGCAACTTTAACTGTTACTAAAGAGGTAGATGAAAGATATGTTTCTGTTGGCGCACAGCCACACTCATTTAAGTTTAAAACATCTTATGACGATGCCGCTTTATCATATACATTAAAAATGAAAGAGTATACAACTGCCGACAGTGGGCAAGTTTTAGGAACAACAGTGACATTTACAGACGTAGAGGAGCTTTAATATGTATGTAGTTGGGTATACGCTTATTGGCGGAAATGAAACTATTAAGCATCAAGAGTACGCTACTAAACAAGAAGCGATTGATGGTGCAGAAGCATTAGCTTTGGCATCTGTCAGCGATGAAACTATTGAACAAGTTTTGCGTGGTACGAAGCTATATGATGACGTAGTTGACTATAACGTATTACACGAAATACCACGATAATTCTTAGGAGAACAACATGGTAACAAAAACCATAGTTTTACTCCTGTTACTATGTCTAAGCTCTCTAGCTAAATCAGAAGTAAAGCAAGAAGGCTCACTTAATTCTTTCACAGGTGACGGAGCCCAAGTCTCAAGCAACAACAATACCACAGACACATCAACCACAACCCAGAACACATACAACGGAGCAGGGTCTAGCAGCCAGATGCCAGTAGGCAGTGCTATATCTCCTTCGTACATGAGCTCTGGTATGGACACCTGTCTCAAAGGTACTGGAGGTTCACTACAGACCCTGAGCGTAGGGTTCTCCTCTGGTGGTTACACTATCGATGAAGGGTGTACCAGGAGGCGTGACAGTAAGCTGCTTTCAGACCTTTCTATGAAGATACCTGCCATCGCACTCATGTGCCAGGACCTATCTGTATGGAAAGCTATGCTTGTCTCGGCAACACCATGTCCGCTGTTATCTAATGGCAAGTTAGTCGTAGGTAAACGTGCGTTTCTAATGATGCGTAGGCAGCCTGAAGTGTACATACCTGATTACAACAAAGACACCAAGGACTGGTATGACACCATACTTAATATAGGAGCAGAAGAAACCGATGAAGAAGACACTAATATCTCTGTTATTGCTAAGTTCCGCAGCTCTATCAAATGACCAATATGATGACCTAGTAGAATCCAGTGCAGCCATAGCTAACCAAATTACCCAGGGTGTCCTCCTGGTAGGTGCTGCTACAGAATATGCACACCAGGGAGGCTCATTGTCATCAGGTAACCTGGCTGAGACAGCTCACATCACTTCTGAGCAGCTACAGGCTTACAACAATGCTTTGTATGGTATCACTAGCTATATGCCACATGGTGACCTCCAGTCGGTCTTCCATAGTAAAGCTATGGACGAGCTTGAGCTTATGGACCAAGCCATAGATTCCTTCACCACCGTAGTTGTCGATATGTCTACAGCACTCCAGGTACAAGAGATGGCTGTAGCAGCTGAAGGTAATCCCAATGAAGAAGCAGAGGTTCAATCCTTTGTAACTAACAATGTTGAAGTACTGACTATTGACCAGTCAGAGGTGGACACATTTAACCAGGCAACCACAGATGTCGAGATACACGCAAATAATGCCTCGGCCTACTTGAGTGTAGCAGCTAACCCTGAAGCAATGGCATTCCTTGAGCAGTCTGTGGAGAACGCAAACACCACAGCAGAGCAAACCACTATCTTCTACGATGCTAATCAGCAGTGGGTGACTATGGGTTACAACACCACAAGAAACCTTACCGCTGTCTACCTCAATGGTAATAACTTTGGTTTAGACCTCTATGTCACTGAAGCTGACATTCTGGCAGCAGGTGCTGAGTCAGACTTCTTTAAGACAAGCCCAGTAGCCCAAGGCTACGAATGCTTCATGAATCAAACGGAATGTGACATATGAATCTAGCAGAAACTGAATTATCAATAGGTGGTGTGAAGCTCAAGGGAATCTACATTGTCCTCGTGGCATCACTAGCGACCACCTTGGGTTCATTCGTCTGGACTGCAAGCAGCCTGTATGGACGTTTAGAAAAGGTTGAGGCTGTAGTTATCCCAGACATTGTTCCCCTGGAAGAAAAGGTACTGCTGATAGAGCAAGAACTAAAGGCTAATGACGTATCTAAGCTCCAGGGCAAACTAGCAGAACTAGGGACTAACCTGGTGATTATCAAGGACCAACAGACTGGTCTACTCACCATACAGAACCAGGTCAACACACTAGAGAAAGACATTGAGACAATGAAGAGTACTGTTAAACAAGCAGAGCTAATTGTCGCTGATATGGCTGACTCAAAAGATACTTTAGATAAGCTTAAAATTGAGGCTTCAGACCTCTGGCAAGCAGTAGAATATCTAGGAAATCCCCTCAAGTAACACCCCCTTTACATTACACCTTCTAACCACCTAGACAACTTAGGAAGTCCCCCTATGGCTTTACAAGAAAAAGACGTACTGGATGTTGCTGCAGCATCAACTGGCGTTCTATCCCTAGCAGCATGGCTGCCACCCACAGCTTCGCTGTTCACGATTATATGGCTAGGCATAAGAATATTTGAAACTAAAACCTGTCAATACTTAATAACTAAAACGAGAGCAAACATACATGAATATCGAAAGAATAAAAGAGACTCTGATTAAGCACGAAGGCCTGGTCCTGGATATGTACAAATGTACAGCAGGAGTCTGGACTATCGGTGTAGGACATAACCTGGAAGAGAAGGGTGTGTCTAAGCGAGTAGCAACGATGATGCTTGAAGAAGATATCAACGATGCCCTGGATGACCTAGAGAGAAACATCACGTTCTTTCACTCGTTACCAGGAGCTGCTCAAGAGGCTCTGGTTAACCTAGCGTTCAACCTAGGCATCACCAGGCTAATGCAGTTTAGGAAGACTCTAGGTCTCTTAAGAGAGCACAAGTTTACTAAGGCTGCCAATGAGCTGTTGGATTCACGCTATGCCACCCAGGTTGGCTATAGAGCACTAGAAGTCGCTGAGATGATAAGGAGTTGTGACGATGTTGACTAATTTAATTGGACCAGTGACTGGACTGCTAGACAAGTTCATTGAAGACAAAGACCTCAAGTCAAAACTAGCCCATGACATATCAACGATGGCTCAGAAACACGCTCAGGAGATTTCCCTGGCACAGATAGCTGTCAATAAAGAAGAAGCTAAGGGTAACTGGTTTCAGTCTTCTTGGAGACCTGCGACTGCCTGGGTATGTGTACTGGGCTTCATGGTGAACTTCCTTATATCACCTCTAGCTGCACCCTTTGGTATTACCGTACCACAAGCAGACACTTCTACCATGCTTCCAGTGCTTATGGGGATGCTTGGGCTAGGTGGTCTTAGAACAATGGAACGTGTCAAAGGTGTTGGTAAAAGTAAGTAGAAACAGTTTTGTCCACCCTTAGAGAGACAAACTAGAAAAATAACAATAAGGAGTGTCTATGTCTGGCAAAGGTTCATCCCCACGACCCATCCCAAACAGAAAACAATATGAAGATAACTATGATGCAATCTTTGGTACTAAAGAACAAAAACCAGAGTACAAGAAGTGTGAAAAGTGTGGTCAGTACTGGGAGACAGATACCCCAGGAAACAACCATAACTGTCCCTGCCCAGAAGATGCATTACAGTAGCAGTTTCCTCAGAAATCGTGACCTATACCCCCTATGTGGTCACGCTAGTCAAGCCTAATTTAGGCTGCATCGGTTGTCGTAAAAGGCAATCGGTGTTTTTTTGTTAGTTTTGTCCACCCTTATCAGTCACTTGATTATACGCCACCTAAGAGATACACTCAGAGTTCAGTCGGTTGACTGATTCGGGGTGGCTCCCTACAGCACTACAGACAACAGCCCCTTAGTCCCACTACGGTGGACCGAGCAAAGGTAAAGAGCCCTAGGCCAGGATGGCCACGAAGGCACTACTCTAGAATCATATCGATTGATAATCTATTGTAGTTTCTAAGGGTTTTTTAATGGTGGGCCCAGTAGGACTTGAACCTACGACCAATCGATTATGAGTCGACTGCTCTAACCA